CAGTATTACCCAGCTCACTTCCGTCCAAAGTCCTGCTCATAAAAAAATGTCCCGAGCAAAGCGTTGGGTGTTTACGTTGAACAACTGGACTCATGCCGAACAAACTGCCATCATTCACCATTCTCCACAAGGGGACGATCCGAACCGTGGATCCAGCCCCAACCATGCGAGATGTGGGGGAAAACTTTCCATCCATTCTCGGACGATACCCTAGCGCAGCTAGACAGTTTGTCAGCCTCTTCGGGAAAAAGCCAAACCTTGTCAATGGAGAACTACGACCTTGGCAACAAGATTTGGAGCGATTACTTGACGCACCACCAGAAGATAGACGAGTCATCTTTGTGGTAGACCCAGACGGCGGTAAGGGAAAATCCTGGTTTACCAGATACCTGTTCACTAAACGAGACGATATACAAAGATTATCAATCGGCAAACGTGACGATCTGTGCTATGCAATTGACACATCTAAAAAAATCTTTGTTTTCGATATCCCCAGGGGACAGTCTGAGCTTCTGCAGTACAGCGTCCTGGAGCAGCTAAAAGACCAGATGGTTTTCTCCCCGAAGTATGAGTCCATATCAAAAATACTTCCACAAAAGGTACATGTGGTAGTATTCATGAATGAAGAGCCGGATAGATCGAAAATGACCAATGACAGATACCAAGTAATTCTATTAGGCCAATTTAACTAAGCGATTCGGTGACGATGAGCAACCAACCATTAACGTAAACCACCAACCACTAACCCATCCGTGATAGGGAGTAACACGGAACAATGCAGCGCAGCGTCAACCAACCACTAACCCAGCGATGATAGGGAGTAACACGGAACAATGCAGCGCAGCGTAGGGGGGCTAGGGGCAGGTCTAGTTCTTAGGCTCCTTGAAGTATTGGACAGTACGCCACTGGAACTTCCCGTGGTTACCTGTGCCATTGCCTTCACCAGTCACCCACCAACACATATAGATGTTTTTCCGAGGGTACTCTTGATTGGTAGGCAACAAATTGTCAAAAGCAATTTGGCGGCTGATTGGAATGTACTTCTCCATAAGGAATTCATCCTTACCATCAGTAGATGTATTTGGAGCAATGCTGTATTTCTTGTGTGAAAGAATACGATAAATATCAGCGTTAATAGGAAGACAGTTCACTTCCATCCAATTCAAAGTAGGTTCAAAGTTCTGGGACCGACGAGACCCATCAACACCTCGGAAAAAGTCGGTGATAGCCAACTCCCCAGACGCAGTCAAAAACGGATCATTTTTTGGCACCACGAAAGCCACATGGAGAAAAGACTTAAGCGTAAGCTCGTTACGCCACCAGAAGCAGACTTTAATGCCTCGAAAATTGACAATATCCCGAGTGCGTTTAGTAAAGTCTTCTTCACCCGCAGTATTTTTCAAAATACGAATCAACGGAACCGAGTACAACGTCTTGCCGTTAGTATTCGTTAAGGCTGAGTCCCGTTTCATGACTTTGGCGGTTCCTTGGCCGACGCGCTTGCCCATCGTGCGACGTATCATGCGGCGACGCTTAGTCTGAGGCATCACGCCTCTAGACTTTCGCTTACGGAGAGCCCGAAATGCATTGATAGCCGTTCGCGCATACGGTGCAAATGCCTTGCCTGTGTTGTACATACGCATGCCAGCAACAGCATAACGGGCATAAGGATTGGTATAAGCAGCCCGTCGTGCCAATCGAGTAGCACCATAACGAACGAGAGTTTTAGGCATGGTTTGAAAAATTTAGTCTTGGAAGAAATGAGAAGAACACAAATTTAAGTCGTGAGTGAGCTGGTC